GCCCGGGTGCGGATCAGCTGCAGCAGCGTGGGCAGCCACCGCAGCCGTAGCAGCGCCGCTCGTTTCCTTGCCCTCGATCGCCGTCTCCAGCACATCGAGGTTGCCGTCATGGTCCGCCGCCGTCAGCGGTGAACCCTTGACCAGTCGCCGGATCAGATTCAGTGGCATCAGGCAAACACTCCAGCCTCGAAGACTCCGGCGTTGAACACTGCAGGCGCTGGCAGACGGTGCAGCATCAACAGCCAGCCGCCATGGCCATCAGGCTGCGGGTCGCGCACCTTGAACAGGCCGTCGCGCACCTCCACCTCATCGCCCTGCTTCGGCTCGACACCCAGCTCGCTGCCGTTGATCAGCAGGACTGGCTGCGTCGAACGCACCTGCACTCCAGTCTCAGGATCCAGCCCAACGTGGCTGGCCTGGTAGACGCCGCCAACCTGGTAGGCCGTGGAGCCTCGGCGGTAGGTGATAGGGGATCGCTCCCCCATCACCTTCACCACCGCCTTCAGGGCCAGGCTGGCGATGTCGGGCAGCATCAGACCACCATCTCGTTCAGGCGAACGCGGGCCAGGGCGTCAGCCGTGGCTTTGGCGGCCAGGAACACACCGACGTAGGTGTTGCTGGTGGCCACCGGCGTGATGCGCTTGTTGGTGTTGTCCCAGTAGGCCTTGGCACCCACCACAGCATCAGTGCCGGCGCCGGTGGCGGCGGTCAGGTCGTACACGCCTTCGGTGTGGATGTTGATGGAAGCACCAGAGGCGCCATCCACCACACACACGCCGAACAGGCTGGTGCCAACCAGCACGCCTTCACCAGACAGGCGGGCATACGGGAGAGTCACCTCCACGTAGCACCCCTCTTGCACAAAGTTCTTCATGGATCAGTCCTCAGAGATTGAATGAGAGGGGGCCGGATCAGGCGCCGGTGGAGCGGTAGAAGCCCTGGTGCTGGCCGATGGCGCAGCCGAAGTCGTGACGCAGATAGGTCACGATGCCGTCAGGATCACGCTTGATCTCAGATTCGATCGTCGGGCCGGCCTCGCCTTCGAGGTAGCCGTAGATCAGCTTCGTCACGCCGGGATAGTTGCCGGTGATGTAGAACTGCGTGGTGCTGGAAGCATCCAGGCGGGGCTCGACGATCTTCTGCAGGTAGCCCGAGAAGACGTTGACGCTGCTGGTCTGGTTCGGCGTGATGGTCGAGTTGAACTTGTCGAACGCGGTCTCCAGCGTGGTCGGCAGCAGGATGTACTGCGGCACCACGTACAGGGGGTTCTTGCCGGTGAAGTCCTTCTGGTTGCGCATCTTCTGACGCGCTTCCGAGATCGCGGTCTCACCGATCACGCCGGTGCCGGTGTTGTTGTGGTTGGCGTGGAACAGGGCCACGCCGTCGCTCATGCACTTGGCGTTCCCGGTGATCAGGCCCCACATCTGGTTGGCCTCGAAGGTGGCGACGCCGCGGGCCAGCACCTGCACAGCGCGGGTGATGTAGCCCAGGTTGTCGTTGATGATCAGGCGACGGCCGATCACCAGCTTCTTGCCGTACTCAGTCAGGAACCAGCTGCCCTGTTGTTCCTGGATGGTACCGGTCTTGTACTCCCCGCCTTCCTTGATTTCTTCAGGCAGGATCTGACCGCCGACCTCGATTTCCTTCATCTCGCGGAAATCGGGCAGGTTGCGCTGCTCTGCCAGCGGGCGCCAGGTCTGCACCTCCTCGGCGTAGGCAGCCTTGAGGCTGACACGCTGGATGGATGCCATCAGCAGCGGGAAGTCGCTCGTGGAGTGGAAGGCGCGAACGGCGATCTCGCTCTTGTCCATCCCGCGGTGGCTGATGCCGGCCAGCTCCAGCGACTCGCGGGCCATGTCGAGCAGCGTGCTGCCGCGATACTCGCGAGCAGCGTCGGTCATGTCGCCCAGGTTGGAGCGGAACTTCAGGTGCTCCAGCTTGGCGTCGAACCGCTTTTGGCCGTGGTCCTTGGTGACCTCAACGCGGGACTGCGCGGGGGTGCGCTGTTCGTCCTGGGCCTTGGCGTCGATCAGCTGCAGGCGGGCCTCGTCGAGGCTCACGCCATCAGCGATCAGCTGGTGGGCCAGCTCGTCGCCGACTTTCAGCTTGCGGGCGGCGTCGAGGATCCCGGCGGTGCGGCGGCGCTCTTCAGCGCGCACCTCATCGGCGTTCACCACCGGCGCAGCGGGTGCCACCGGAGCAGCGGCGCGGGTCACAGTCTCCTGGGTGGTGGGCTCGGGAGCCTGCACCCCATCAACGGGAAGGGTCATGGATCGTTCCTTTTCAGGTTGGGTTGCAGGCGGCTCTTCGGAGCGCACCTGGGCCCCGGCGTCGGCCGGGATCGGGACAAGCGAGAGCTCATAGGGCTCCCAGTCCACAGCGCGCTCAACCGGCACAGCGCCGGTCTCGTCGCGCTCCGTCTTGTGGACCTTGTAGCCCACAGACACGTTGCGGTAGATGCCGTCTTGCACATCCTGGAAGATGGGCTCCACGTCATCACGCCGGCTGAACTTCACCAGGGCGCGGCCTTGGTTGCCGTCCAGCCATGCTCGCTGCACCACACCGATCTGGCTGCGCAGCGAGAAGGAGTCGTGCGCATCGAGCAGCGGTGCGCCTTTGTTCAGGCGCTCCATCCGCACGGCGCCAGGCGCCATGCTCAGCTCCTCGATGTAGTCACCACGCGACCAGCTGGCGCGTCGCACCTGGGCGCCGGTCGACCAGACCAGCTCAACAGTTCGCTCTTCGACGTTGATCGTCTCCGGCGCGAACATCGCGCGGGTCTGTAGAAGACCGTCGCTCATGATGTGCACT